ATTTTGCTGAAGGAACAGTAGTGTGTGATACGTACAAGCAAGACTATATGTCAGCCGGAAAGTCATTTCATCTTACTCATGGCATATGTACCGATATTATGTTAAATAATAAAGGCATGTGCGGTAGTCCATATTTTGGACAAAATACGGAAGTAGGAATGTATCAAGTAATGTTTATCCACGTAGCAGCGGATTCAAGTGGAGCTTCTTTAGCAAGTGCAATTAGTTTAGATATGATACCAAGCTCTACTCATGAAATTGTTGAGAATCAGAACGTTTGTTACACCGCGTCATCATGTACATATTCTAAGGGTACAATACCAGCAGGCAAGATAGATACATACTATTTTGCGCCAAATAAGAGTGATTATGTGCCTTCAATATTTAGGGAAGCTTTTCCTGATGTTGAGGTTGAAACGCACTTTCCTTTAGTAGATGAAGGACCTATGCATGCCATGTGGCAAAGCACAAGATTCAAACACCATAAGGGAGTTTATTATCCGGAAGTTTTGAGTGATTTTTATAAGGATAATATCCATAAAGTCATGAAGGACTTTATGCCTATGGATACTTGTAATGAAATGTCATTGGAAGATGCAATTTTTGGTAATGATCGCATTTCTGCGGTTGATATGACTACAAGTACTGGACCATACTGGAGGAAAAAAGGAATTACAAAGCGTATAGAACTTTTTGATCCAGAAACTAAGTGGATATTGCCGGAGTTTCGCTCTCTTGTAGAAAAGCACTATGATGATGCGAGTAAAGGACATTGGGAAGAATTTGTATGTGTATTAGCACTTAAGGATGAACCTTTGCCTTATAAGAAGGATATTAAAAGAGTATTTTACATTTATGATGTGGACCTTCTTATATTTATGAAGATGGTTCTAGGAGACATGATACAAAATCAAATTGATCACCACAATGTTAGTGGATGTGCTATAGGAATAAATCCTCATGGCATTGACTGGACAATTATGGTCCAGCAAATGCTGCCGTATCATAAGTACCTGCTTAGTGACTATTCAAAATTGGATGTTACTATGCAAGAATTTATATTCACTTTTGCTTCTTGGTATGTTATCGATAGATTTCAGGCAACAGGAGAACAAGCAATGCGTATAGAGAGTATTTTTTCCAGAGCGTCATCTCCTTTGCTTATAGCAGGAAATAATGCTTTTAGAGCAGTAGCTTTAAATACTAGTGGATGGTTATGGACTTTAGGAATTAATGACTTTGGTTGTCACCATTCACATAATATGTGTATCAACATGTTAA